GTCGGCATACTGGTGAGGATACTTCCAGTTGGGATCGCTCATAAGGTCGTAGGCGCAGTCGGGGTGAATGATCGCAACGTAAGCGCCATCGATCTTCTCGGCGTTCTGATTCTTGAGGAATCTGACCGCCTTGCGAATCGCGTCAACGGTGAGGTAGTGGTTGTCCTCTCTGTTGTCATTACCGCCGACGAGCTGGCTACGGGAGCTGACTTCTCCCTCGGCATACTGGACGTTAGTTCCGCCGACGAGCACCTCACGGGAGATGGTGTCGAGGGTTCTGCCCGCCTGAGAGCCGAGAAGCTTGGTCGCCATGCAGAGATTGTTGTCAATAGCGGTCATAAGAAGCAGGTCAGTGAGCTCAACGTAGCCGCCGTACTGCGCTACGGTCGCGTTGACGATGCCCATATTGATGGTCTGTCCCGTGGGGGTGATACCCTCGGCGATGGGATCCGTCAGCTTGGGCAGCGGATCGTATTTGCGGAACTGAACCGACTTACCGTTGCCTGCGGGGATCGCGTGCTTCTGTGCAAAGCGGTCGTGAACGAGCGCGGGCTCGGCGTTGTCGATAAGATAGTCCGAATAATAGGTCTTCATCTCGGGAGAAAGTCCCTCTCCCTCGGCGTATGCGGTGACCTCACCGTTCTTTACGTTGATCTCACCCTCGGTGCCGAGCACCTTATCGCCTGCGCCGAAAAGCTGAAGATCCAAGTTGAAAATTGTCATAATTTGTTGTTCCTTTCTGTTTTTGAATGGTTAGAATTTCGATCGAGCTTTAAAGCTTGATCTTCTCTCCCCCTGCCGCGCGTTTTGCAAGCCTTGCACGCTCGGCACGGGTCAATTTTGAAACGTCGAAGGGCGAGGCGGCGGTGCGGTGAGCAAGTCCGTTTTCGTTCGGTCTTGCTCTTTTGCTTCTGATCTCCCGTAGCACTCTCTCCTCGGTCTCCTTTGCCGCGTCGAGCGCGGTCTTGCCGACTATTTCGTCGAAATGTGAGAGCTTATAAGCGTCGGACAGTCCAAATCTTCCGTCCTCAAGCAACACAGTCGCAATTTCAAGAAATTTTTCGGAGTTTAAGGCAAGCTCCTCGGAAAAATCACTAAATTCCCTTTTGAGCGCCTCGGAGGACTCGCGAATACTTGCCACAAGAGCGTCGCGGGTTAATTTTTTCGACTTCTCGGCATTTTTCGCGTTTGTTTCCTCCTCGATCACCTTGAGCTTCTCCTCAAGCTCCTTGAATTTGCGAAACCGGCGGTTTATCATTCTCTGCGTGTCCTCGGTGTAAAAATCCTTGAACCGCGATCTGATAAGCCTGTCGTATTCGGCGCGCTCGGCACGTCTTAGCTCCTCTGCGGAAAGCGTATCGCTATCCTCAAAAGGATCGCCGTCCTCCGCGCTCTCGTCCTCGGGTAACGCCCCGATAGCGTCTTCGTCCTCGAAGATCTCCGTTTTGTTTTCTTCCATAAGTAAAAACGTAATCCTTTCCCACCGTTGTCGGTGACTTTACGCGCGGCAGGGGTTCATTTTCCAATTCCACGCGTGGTTTTCGACTTCAACGTATTCGGGATACGTGAGCGAGATCTGCCAGATGCCGATGCAGGCAAGCTTCATCGCTTCCTCGCCGACGGCAGAGCATCGCACGTCCGCGTGTCCCGAGCCTACGTAGTCGAGTCTGACTTCGTCGGAGTAAAAGTTTGAAAGATAGCCGCAGAGCGAATAGAATATTCCCGACACGGCGGCACAAACGATATCGTTGCCCTCCCCGCCATAGCCTGCGTGACCGTCTATTCGCAATCTGAGCCAGTCTCCCTCGCACCTTGAAAACTCCGCCTTAATCATTTTTCTCCTCTTTTCCGTCTCCGTAGAGTGAACGGATCGACGCCTTGAGCATTCCGACGCCTTCAAAATCCATCATCTCCAGCATAAGCAGCGTTTGCGCGGCATTTTCGGGTCTGAACGCGCCCGTGTCGTAAAGCTCCTTGGCGAACTGATTTTTCTTTTCGGACTCGCTCGGCGCTTTCTTGACCGCGTTGATCTCGATGTCGAAATGAGGTCTGTATCCGTTCTCGTCTGCTCTGATGCGCTTTCCCGAGAAATCAAGATATTCTCTCGATCCGTCCTCTCCGACTATGCGGAAAACTCGGTTCTCGTCATAAAACTGACGTATCAGCTCAATGACCAGCGTTATTATTTTGACGTAAGCGCGGTAGGTCTCCTCGATGCCGTCACGCGATGCCTTCGCTCCCGCTTCACGCAGGATGCTTATAGCCGATGCCGCCGTGATGCCGCCGGTAATTCCTCCCTGCGATACGTCAAGCGAGCCCGTGACTGTCTTGAGCTCCTCGATCTTAAGCAGCTTTGCCTCCATAACCGAGCTGTCGACCGGCGAGATCTCGATCTGACGAAGCTTTTCCTCGTCAATATCTCCCTCGACCTCTACAATGCTTCGGTCAAGATCCATAAACTCCTTTTCATTGACACCGAGACTCCTTTTTGCCCAAAAGCGCACGCGAGATGCCCAGTCCGAATATTCGAGAATATTTGCATCGATGCGGTTGATGTATCTCTGCGCTTCTGCCGAGGTCGCGATAACGCCAAAGCCGTATGCCTGTCCCGTCGGATAGAGCCTGTCGAATACTATCGGATACTGACCGTGCTCGTACCAACCGCCAGTACAGCTCGGGTCGCTCTCCGAGCTGTAAAGGATGCGATCGCCGATGAATTTGCACATATGCAACAGCACAGAGCCGTCGGAAAGATACTTTTTATAGTACCAATCGACGACGACACACTTGCCGTCGCTAACGCTCATTCCGAGCGACGAGGCAAGCGCACCGTCCTGCTCACGAAGCTCGCCGTAGTCAATGCCCCACGTTGCCTCAAGCGCATCGACATCGCTCTGTGAGACGATAAAAAGGTTTTTCGAGTTCTGAATATCGGTCGCGCCAATCTCCCAATAGATGTTTTCCATTGCGAGCGCGCGAATATCGATATCGCCAAGTCCGTCCTCAAGCGCGTTGTTCCAAAAGACTCCGTACGCGGCGGTGCCGTGCTTGAGCTTTTCCCAGCAGTTGTCTGAATAGGTCTGCTCAAAGCAGCATCTTTGCGTGATTACGGGAATTATCTTGGATAGCGTTTCGGCATATTTTTCGTCGCGCTTCTCTCGAGGGAGACAAACGCAGTAAGGAATGCTGTCGATGATGTCGGCGTGCTTATTGACTATACTGTTGAATATCCACGACGACGACTCGCCGCCCATATAGACTGCGCGCCATATATCGCCCTCCGACGCTATCCTGCTCTCAAGCTCCGCCTTTTCTCTTTTATATCGAATAAGCGTTTTGATCGCCAAGGAAAGATCGGGGATTGCCGTTTTATGTTCGTTCATTAGGTAAATGTCCTTTCTTGTTTATTTAAATCTTGCCCTTACCGTATAGCTGTCGTCACTCTGACGGTAAAGGTCAAGCGGGTCTGCCGATAGGATCAAGCTCTGCTTCGGCTTCTTTATCGCGGGCACGGGACGCTCCATACACACGTAGCGCAGCTCGTCGTATATGTGATCCTCGCCCGAAGTGTCCACATCCTCAACGTCGGACGAGTCGTATACGAGGCAAGGAAACGTTCTTATAAACTGCCGACAGGTCGAGAACACGTAAAGCCTTGGCTTTCGGTTTTCGTCGAAGGCTAAGCGATTGTGTATCTGCTGCTTCCCCGCTATACGAGAATTGTCTGCCCTATCCCAATAAACCCCCTGCTTTTCCATTATGCCGCCGATGCTCTCGCCGCCGTTCTTCTGATATATCGCGGGGTCGGCAACACCGTGGATAGCTCTGCCCGAGAGGTTTTCGTCCTCGCGCTCGATCCGTCTGATCTCTGCCGCGACCTTCTCTGCCTCCCAGCGCACTCCCTCGTTGGGTGTGTTCGTACAGCCGTAAAGCTCGCGGATGCGGTAAAGCACGCCGTCGGGGTCCTCGGCATACCAGCCGACCGAAAAGGGACGCGAATAGCCCCAGTCAAAGCCTCGGTATATTTTCCAATTTCTCGGTATTCTGAAGGGAGATATGACGTGAGTCGCCGTTCGGTCACGGTATCGGTCGGGATCGTTCTTCCACTCGGTAAATACCTGACCGGCAAAGCCGTTCCAATCGCCGTAAAGCAGAGCCGCCCTCTCGTTTTCGGGCAGGGACGCAAGCCTTGTCAGATAGTCGGGATCGTTGCGAAGCAAGATCTCGTTGTCAAAGACCGTGGACGGCACAAAGATTCGGGATTTTTTCCTCTCCTCCTCGTGTCCGTCGGGAAAGCGGATCTTTACCGTTTCCCAGATCGTAGTCATAGGCGGTGCGGGGGTGATAAACCTCTCCTTGACCCATCCGTGACCGATGCCGCCCGGATTCGCCTGCGCTCTCATATAGCATCTCGTTCCCGGACCGCTCGGGCGGTTTCGCGAGAACAGATAGCTGTATTCGTCAAACGTGAACTGCGTCAGCTCGTCGAAATCTATAAAATCGTAGCGCTTTCCCTGATAATTGTATCGGTCGGATGCGTGGGCAAGAGAGCCGAAATATATCTTCGCGCCCGACGGAAAGAGCCAAAAATGCTTTGATTCGTTATAGATAGCCTCGGGGCAAAAATCCGAATATATTGAATAGGCTCGGTCTATAAGCTCGGAGAGCTGGGGATAGGTCTTGCGGAGTATCAGACCGCGGTAGTGGGGGATCTTTATCTGCCGCAACGCCTCGGCAAGCGCGCAATCTGATTTGCCGCCGCCTGCCGCACCTCCGTAAAGCGCCTCGTCCTCAAGTCTGCGCATAAACGCCGCCTGCCTCGGCTGAGGTCGCCAGACTACTCTTTTCTCTTGGTTTAGCTTGCCTGACATCGACTCCGTCCTCCTCAACCTTCCTCGTCGATCGAATCCGCCTCGGGTATCTCTACCACTCCCCCGATCTCGCCTTCGTCCGATTCCCTTTCCGGTCGCTCGCTCCAGCGTTCAGGCTGACGGTTTTTGAGCCAGAAGATCTCGGCTCGCAGGTCGGCGGGAATATGCGCGGTGTCTACTCCCGTGGCAAGCTCCTCGTATTCACGTATCTTCTTGCCTGTTTGCGGATCAAATTCGACTCTTTTTAGCTTGTAGGTCTTGTCCACCGCTACGTTATAGCCCGTCGCTTTCTTATAAAGAGCTCTGACTATATCGTAATCAGCGTCCGCCTTGCCAAGACCGAGCGCCTCGGCAAAATCGGAATGCTTGCGTTTCCAGAGTCGGAACGTCGGCAGCTCTATGCCGCACGCGATCGCGATCTCCTCGTCGGATAAGCCCTCGTCGGCAAGTCGGCGGACTCGCTCAAGCCCGCAACGCTCGAGCCAACGCTCGTATTTAGTTCTCGCCATCTCCTACGTACGCTGTCGCGGCCGCGCAATCGCTCGTCTTTGCGCTTCCGCTATCCTTTGCTTTTTTGCTTTCTTCGTTGCATCTCTCAACGGTTATCACGTAGTCGTCACCTATCGCACCGACCACGGCACGACAGCTTCCGAGCGCCTCACGTATCAGAATCTTAGGCACGCGGGCGCTACCGTGCTTCTCAACGAGAAGGGCAAGATACGCCGCAAGAATGTCGTTTGTCTCTTTGTACCCCCTGCTTCTCTCTCTTTCAAGCTTTATTTGCTTGTTTTTTAAGGCTATTAGTCCTTTGAATATTCTGCTTGTCAGTTTCACTCGCATACTTCCTTTCGTAGTAATATCTATCCATTGTCTGCTTGAACGGACAATTTTTATATGCCGTCGGGTGTGCACAAAAGCCGTACACTATCTCGCGGCGCGCAATCCTGTCGGGAAATTTGAATCCTGCACACTCGCATCGGATCTTGTCCTTTTCCTTCAGGCTCTGCAAATATGGGCAAGTTCCTTGTATCGCCAAAATCTTAACCTTTCCGCGTCTGCCTGACTCGGCAG